CCTTCCGCCACACCTTCATCTAAATCTTGACCTTTGAATTCAATGTGGTCATATGGTCCAAACGGTCGACCGGTTCGTGTATCGGTACTACCGTCTACATCGCCATGTTCGTAATAGTCATCGCTGTAGATTTGAACACCATCAAAGTCACCATTGTAGTCAATGTTGTATTTTCTTGTTTTGCCATCAGGACATACAATGCCACGTGCCAACACACGCTCAACATCTTCTTGACTTTTAATGCCCTGTTGTAGGCTACCAGTGTTGAATGTGTCATTATACCAAGCACTGGCCAAAGTCCTTAGATAATCACCATCGCCACCTTGTTTACCAGGAGCGAACTCATTCAAGGAGCCTTCCGCCACACCTTGTTTTTGACCAAAATCATCCAACACAGCATAGATATCATTGTAGCCATTTCTTCTAGCTAAAAGATTTAAGTCATCAAACTCTACACCATATTTACGCATTATGGGAGCCAGGCTGTCTGTAGGATCTGAATCCGGATATCCACTAGCTAAGGCATTTATAACAACTTGCCAAGGCACAGCCGTGCCCTCCGCCACACCTTTCTTCTTTGGTGGATCCCAATCTCGATCTCCCTTAGCTCGGGGTTCTTTACGGTCAATGTATCTCTGAAATTTGCTTCTTTGTTTTTCACTATAACCGTAGGGCCGATACCGCATGTCGTCATAGTCCATGTCAACAAAATACTCAGCCTTGTCTCTGGCCCGTTTGGCTAAATCTAAACTGACTTCTTCTAAAGAGCCTTCCGCCACACCTTGCTGTGTTTCTTTAAGACCTCTTGATTTTTTTACTGCTTTATTAAGAGTTTTTCCTGCATGTCTAGCCATATCTGAAGACTTGATAGGTTTAGCAACACCCTGGGGCCCTGCGTCAGTATCCGTACTTGCACCATCTCGGCCAGGTGGTTTTTGAGACTTGTCCATTTCCATCAATGTTTGACGATATTGTGTATATTTGCTGTCAATCTGTTCTATGTTTTCTTGCAGTTTGGTTTTAGGCTTGGCTTCAGGAGACCGAGCAGACTCGGGCTTTTGCTCAGTTAATTTATTAAAATTATTAAGAATTTTGTAAATGTCGTTGCTCATAATTATTTTCTTCCACGGCCTGCCGGCGGTAATTTAGGTTTATGTCCACCTAAGGGACTGTTTTTTCCTACTGGTAAATCGTTTGTTGTTTTTGCCTTTTGTGTCGGCGCACCTTCAGCTTGGGTATATTGATATTTTCGTGTTTCTTCTAATTCTTTAATTAGATTAGGAATACGAGCATCGCCTACTAGTTCTTTGCCTCCAGCTCCTGGACGTTCACGTTCCATATTGTCTTGTAGTAAGACAGAGTCACCAGCTTTGCTGCCTATATTACTTTGTTCTAATCCTTCTCGAGCTGCTTCATAGGGGCTATTTTTCGGAGTAACGCGGATGCATGCTAAATTAATTCCTGCACGTTCTGCGATCAATGTTCGAACTTGTTCATCATTACAGGGGTAATGAAATACTGCATCCATAACATGAATCTCCACAGGGCCCAAATTTGGAAACTCAGGAGTTTCTTGAATAGGTAAACGTTTAGGTTTAGTGATACTATCTAGTTTATAAGCTTCTAATACAGTCTTAACTTTTGATAGTAAATCATCTGGCAATTCGCATGCTAGTCTAATCCTAAAATCAAATGTTTTATGACTTTCGGTAAGATAAGTTCGAAACGATTTCATTTTTGTTCCTAATATTAGATATTTATTCGAAATAATAAATTTATTGTTTTGGTTTATTCAATATTTGGGCTAACAGCGTATTACGATCCACTACCATGCCTTCACCTTCTATAGCAGTATTTGTGTCGCTACCGTCTTGTTTTATTTGGTGGTCTAATCGCATTTTTTTCAACTGCAAATCGACCATACGCAATTTTTTATCCAATTTTGCTTGTTTAGCTGTAATTGCGTGCCCTAAAAGTACACCTGCAGTTTGAAATACTTGTCCACTGAAACGTGCTTCCATATTCATGCCAAGATCCATTAAGTCATTGAATCTATCTTTAGCAAGATTAGCTAATTCATCTAATTCCTGATCACTGGTGTCTAAATCTCTTACAGTAGGCAATGCACTGTCAATTTTGTCTATAGCAGTATCGATATCTTTAAACACAGTTTGGTGTTCCTGAAACACTTCTGCAACTTGTTCAGCTGTGGTTTCTTCTGGGAGATTTTTTGGTAAATTAAAAAGTTCTTCGAGTTTACGCGTCATAGTAACGGTATTTACCGTTTTTTGGTTCCTTGATGGAAAATGTCTGTTTCATTTACTACTCTAAAAGTCATACCTTGGCTTGCACAAAACTTTCTTGCTGCTTCCCACTTGGCCATGTTTAATGCCACTGCTGCTTTGTCTCTCACACTGCGGGCCGATTCCATTGTAGTTTCTTTTGATGGTTTTACTTCGATGACTTCTGCGTGATTTTTTCCGTTACGGTCTTGATATACGATTAAAAAATCAGGCACATAAATTGTATTTTTGCCAGTAAAAGGATTACGATAATTTATGTGCAATGCTTCACTTGCCCAATTAAGCACTGAAGGGTTGCGATCACAAAAATTCATAAATGCAAATTCCCAACTCGAACGATAAGTCGGTTGTTTACGCCCTACATATTTTGTAGGATTTTGTATTTCATATTTGCCCTGACTGTATTTAGACATATTAATAAATCACCGTTCTTACTGCATATTCATTAATTTGTGGCTGAGTTTTTACTCCTAAATAACTGGTGTTAACTCTTGAGTTATTCAAATATAATGCCATGATTACATTTAAATCACCTTTAGGTAATTTCATAAATTTGTTTAGGACTTGTAAGGGATCTTCCCTTTGCAATTGAGCTGTTTCAATTACACTTTGCACAAGAATTTTGGCGCTGTCTTTGTTACCTGTTTGTTGCTCGAAGTAACTTAATATACTGTCATTTACTTCTTGGCTTATATCTAACGGTTGCAAAAAGTAATTGTTAAAGTATGTAGTAGTTTTTGTAAATCCTGAAGTATTAAGATTTGTCGGTGAATTTAATTGCATATTTTAACCCCAATCGCTCCACTCTGACCAAGAATCATCGTCTGAAGTAGGAGTCCAAGGTTCAATATTTGGTCCTTCTGAAGAACTTTCGTAATAACCTTCCCTGCTAACATAATCTGAAGTATCCTGTTCTGTCCCAGTATAATTCCATACTTCCCCAGATTGACTATATACTGGGTTGCCGCTGCCATCTGTTAAATAACTTCCTACACCCGGAGAACTGGCAATGTCATCTGTATTTTGCCCAGGTGTTTTATTAAAGAAACTTAATAACCCGCCATTGTTTGACCCTTTTAATACACCCAGTTGATTTCCTTCATTATCTTCAAATACTTGTGTACCATCTTTATAAGTTGTTTTAACACTGACAAAGCCCTCTTCGTCCACTTCTTCTACACTGCTTACGACATTTTTCCATGGTTGTTGTGGGTCATATCCACCTGTGCCAGTCCAACTTCCTACCACATTTTTAATCTCGCCTGTTACTTTATCCCATCCTTGTACAATTGCACCAGACGCAGTATTCACGATAGGCTGTAGACCATTGTTTACTGCACGACCAATTGCAGAACCTGTCGAGGTAGCAATAGCTGCACTAACAGTTCTTCCAATTACACTGTCGCCTAAAAAGCTTTTATTTAATTGTGCATTAATTGCCTGTCCTGCAACCAAACCGCTGGCCACACCTGCTGTACCCGTTAATGTATTGGTAATTTGAGCACTAGTAGTTCCTCCTACTGTGTACACTAACCCTGTTTTTGGATCGGTTCTATACTGTGGCCCAGCTTGATTAATAGTTCCTCCATTAGCTGCTAAAGTTCTTGCATCAATTGGATTAGTATTAATATTTGTTGCATTGGATGCACGGCCCGGGAAAGTAGATAAAATACGATTGTTACTGTCTAAGGTTACCTGTGTTCCATCTTGATATGTATTAATAAAATACTTATTTCCCACTTCGTCAAATGTTGTTTGAGTAGATACTTTATTTTGTTCTATATTACTGGGATTGAAAGTCCCAGCCTGTGCTCCTAAAGTTGTAAAGGATGAAACAGCTCTTCCAAATGAATCAGTTAAAATTCCCGTCGCTGAACCTGTTGGTACTTGTAATGTAGATGCATTTACTGCAATTCTTCCTCCACTACTTGTTGAATCAAAAATGGATCCTGTTCTTACAAAATTAGTTGTAGCATTAATACCGGTCTGTATTCCGCGATTAACAAATGCCAGACCTTGATCAATAATATTAGATCCGCTATTAACTCCAGGAGCAGATGCAGCAATAAGACTACCACCATTTGCATCGGTTATTCTGGCTATTCCTGAGTTACCAATTTGGACTGGTGCAGCCGCAACTTGGCTGGTACTATTAGATCCTGTTGTTGGGAAAGCAAAAGGATTTCTTCCATTAAGAACTTGATTAGCTACTCCGCCAACTAATTGTCCTAAACTTGCACTTACTGCATTTTTAAAATTTACACCTTTTAGATTATTATATGTTTTGTATAGTGTTAATAAATTACTTAAAGGCCCACCTGCACCGTTTGTGCCATCTGGGTTTTTTAAATCTTTTGCTACTCCGTCTATAACACCTAAAATTCCTGCACTAGAGTAAAAATTAGTGGTACTTGTTGCCAATGGACTTGGACGATTATCGTAATGCAATAAGGTGAACCCATCGACTACTACTGGATCTACGTAGCCCGTAAAGTACTTTACAGTTTCATAATTAACTGTCATTGTATTAGTTAAAATTCCGGTGCTTTCTGAACTGTCCAATTCTCCATGTCGCCATTGAGTAATAACTGGATTCACCAGCATATATTCGGTGAATCTTTTGTTATGCAAACTAAAAATTCGTATGTTACTAAGCAAAGAAGGTAAAGATTGATTTCTAGGACTAAAACCCCAGCCAACTTTGGATCTTAGATTATATCTATTCAACTGTCTATATGCCAATGGATCATAATCACTATCTCTAAAATAGTAAGTATAATAGTCATTCCAAAAATTAGTAACTACATCAGCAGCATCATCGTGAAAAGTTAGATTTACATTTTCATAATTAATTTTAGTAGTTAACACATTCTTTCTATTGTAAGCATTTAAAATTTTTGTGTCAATTTGAAACTTAGGAAGTTCGGCACGTTTTACCAACATACCAGTTTCAAAAAATTGATAACGTTCTGCAAAGCTTACAAGATTAGCAAAAATACCCTCGGCTTCCCTTACCGAAGGATCGAAATTAATTACTACATAATATAAAAAACTTTGTTTAGGTGCAAGACGAAAATTGTCTTCTAAAAACAATTTTGCAGCATGTTGATAGGGTTGAGTAGGATTATTGCCTAATGGTTTCAATCCCGAATTATATAAAGCAGCCATAAAATTATTTATCTAAAAAAAAGCCTGCTCTGCGCAGGCTTTTATTTTGGTAGTAGACTAATTAGCCTGTAATACCTCCGGCTGGATTAAATCTAGTAATACCAGGAGTACCAACACCAGCCCCAACTGTTTGGATTGCATTGTCGTAACGAATTGACATAGTAATGGTCATTGGATCATTTTCCGAATAACTTGCGTCACCGTAATTAACATCACTAAGGAAACAACCATACAAATCCCATTTTTCTAATACACCAGGATCGCCCTCGGCTAAATTATTTCCGTCTAACATCTCAATTGAGGCAGTAAATTTGTAATCAATGGCGCTACTTGCGCTGGCTTGTTCTAAGAAGTCAAATTGTTTTTGTAGTTGCTCACCAATAATTCTTGACACATTCCCGCCAGCATCATCTCTGACGACAACTTGACTAACTTGCCAACTTGGTCTGCCTGCAATATAAACTCTACTATTATATACTGGGATTTCAATCGGTTCCATTTGCACCTGAGGTCTAGCAAATGACATCAATTGTTTTGTTAATTCTGTAGTAGCAGAACCAGGAGCGCCAAAGTTTAGAAAAAACGCTCTAAAACGATACTTTAATTTTGGCATCAACAAGCCCTGGATCCCAGAGCTTTGATTTCCGCCTAACGGTACTGTGAATCTTTCTAACGACGATGCTGCCATATTATGCTCCTGTTCCTAAGGTTGAGGCTGAGGCTAAGTTTCCTCCTTGAATTTCACCAGGATTTTTCAATCTAATTGGAATGTAGATAAATTCAACGTCTTTTGTGGGTTGAACTGCTACATCTACATATAATTCATTTCTGGCAATACGTTCCGGAGTATTATTTGTTGTATCACATACTGCAAGATAATCTGTAATTCCACGCTTTGTAATCAAATCATTGAGCAAACTGTTAACAACTGTTAAAATTTGATTTCGTGTAATAGGATCATTTGGTTCAAAAATGAACGGTCTTGCAAGAACATTTAGTTGCTGTCTTAAATAATTAACCAATCTTGCCACATTAATTCTATCTAATGCACTTGGAGTAGCACTCAATGTCTTTTGTCCATATATTAGTAATCCATTTCCTGGTAAGAAAGTAAGAGGATTAATTTTATTAGTGTAAAGTACGTCTCTTAAACCTTGTTCGACCCCAATTGAAATAAACTGCCCACTGGTAGGTTGAATGTATCCAATTGCATTTAAATTGTCAATTAACCCCCTACGTGTTCCTGCAGGTGCAAACCATGGATAACTGATATTGTCACTCTTCAGCATGGCTCTTAATACTGCATGGCTTGCTGGAACCACAACTGCATTTCCACTTAAGTCGTTTGTTTGACCTTGTGGATAGTAAATTCCAACATAAGGACTTATAGTATTTAAACCATCCTCCCCCGTTTGAGTGACACTTTCAGAATTTGTTGCCCAAGCTTGAATATCTGTTCCTGTAGCCACTAGTCTTAACGGAGTGTCACCGATAATAAATGCAGTATTTTCTCTGTCTTCATTTAATGTAATCATATTGGGGATAAGTTCTGTATACCCAGGACACGAAATTAAATTAAACTGATTTGCGTCTTCTCTTAATGCACTACTTGAATCAATTGATGCTTTAAGAGCAGCAACAACTACTCCTCTTGGTGCTTTTCTACCAAAATTTGGAACTCCCGACACATCAAAACCACTTACACTGATCCACGCATTTTTCTGTGCAGGTAAACTTTCATTGGGATATGCCGCAGCATTAAAGTAATTAGTTCTAAATTCTTTTACATTATATCCACTGGCTCTGGTATTCCACAATAACATTCCTCTTGGATATAGTTGTGGATCCGGTACATCTAAATCAACATAGTTGCTGGTTAACAAACTTGTGATACTTGGAATAGTGTCTATAGCAGGATCAACACTTCCACTAGTAGCCCAGCGTGCATCTCCAAATATGATACCATTTTGACTTACAGCATCTGTATTATCTATTAGCACCCATTGGTCGATACCGTTTACATTCTGATAACGATATAATTTTGGATAATTTTCTAAGTCGCTGGTATCTAACCAAAGATCACCGTATACTAATGCAGTTCCATCGTCTTGAGTAGTCGGTTCTTCCGTCGATAAAATTACACCAGTTGGGTTAGTTTGCGATAAGTTATACCCACGAATATCATTTGTGAGATTTTGATATCCTAACCATGCAGTACCATTACTTACCATGATATCCACCCTGCTTGGAGTGTTATAATACCATAATGTTGTGTTTGCAGGTGCAACATAAGGTTGAGTAGCTTTTGGAGTGTAAGTTTTTTCTTCTAATGGTTCCCAATTGGTTCCGTATAAACCTGCATCCCCCACTGTGGGTGTTGCGTAAACATTTGTGGCTGCACTATTAATACCGATGTTAGCCAATGGAGTTCCTGCACCGTCCACTAACAATAAATCTCCGCCAGTTTGATGCACCAATGTCATTGCACCAGTTGTACTTAAGTTTGCAGTCACATACGGAATATTAGCAGCAGCCACAGCCTGAATAAATCCATTAACTGTTGCACTAGAAATCGTAACAGTATACGATGTCAAATTTGATAATGTTAAATTGGCTCTGGTTGTAACTGTAAAAGTTGCACCTATATTGGCAGCACTTGGGCTAGTTGTATTACCAGTGATTGTAGTTGTTCCGGTGTTTTTTCTACGCCAAATGTAGTTAGCCAATACGCTGTTACCATAAGGATCATATTGGTTAAACACGATGCCTTCATTAATATTTGCTCCGCCCCCAGTGGGATCGAGACCAAAAGTTGCTGCAAAAATGTTAGCGTAACCATTAACACTTAGTGTATCCCAAGTTACAGAAGTAGAATCGAACTCTTTTACAACCATGTTCATACCACTTCTATTAGCAGTAGCGATTTGCCATACACTGCCCGACGGCTTACCAACAAATGCATTACCTTGCCAACTTGGCACATTAGTATAGGGTGCAATACTGGTAGCTGCAGCAGGATATGCTCCAGCTGTAATTCCTAAATCAGTTAATGTGCTACCTGATACATTTTGTATGTTGGCCACATTACCGGTTGCTGCACTGTTAGCACTGATTACTAACTGATTGTTTGCTATTCTTGCTAAGATTCCAGCTACTGCAGCACTATTAATGGTATCTCTAACTGTGGTTAAATCTGCCCCGCCCGAAATAATAATAGACGAGCCATTAATTGTAATTGTACCACCAGTACTGATTGTAGGATTTGTAACTGTACCGGTTACTGATGGAATTCCAATTTGCCATGAAGCATTGCCCACTTGTTGCCAGGTGTTATCATAAATTTTGTAGAATACTGGGTTGTAGGGGTCATAAGCATTTACTGCATAATCACCTATTGAACCAAAGTTAACATTTGGTGTAAAGTTATCAGCTGCTAAAAAATCTGTACTTGTAATAACGCTAGGATTTCTTGTTACCCAATTTTGGGTAGCACTGTTCCATTCTGCAATGCCCCATCTACTAGAAGCCACATCTAACCAAATATTTCCATTGCTGGGATTAGCTAACGGGCGTACCGTAGTTCCTTCGAGTGCGCTTAAATCTACATCTGCACGTTGTACATAAATTCTGTTACTGACACCAAGTGCACTATAAGCAGCCAATAAACCATATTCGTTTTGTTCGTCGCCGTTGATAGCTGCACCGCCTGCAGTAGTTTCGAAAATTGGATAACCAAAAGTAGTGCTTAAATCACGTTGACTAGTAATTGTATATACTCTGCCTGCATTTTCTTTAAGCGTGCCAGCAGCAAAAGCAGACCCGCCTGGAGCTAATTTGTTTTCAGCCGTTACTAATAGCACATAAGCAACCGATCCTGTAGCAGCTGGCGCGTAATTACTTTCATCAATAACTGTAACTTGTACACCTGGAGAAGTTAAAGCCATATTATTCTTCCTCTATCGTTTAAGATATTTATCAAAACTTGGAAAAAAAGGCTTATTGCACTACCTTTGCAAAGGTTTACTTAATGACGACGGTAAATAATTCTATGCCCAGACCACTATGTGCTGTATGTAACTGTATTCCTGCTGCAGTAAATTACATAAAAAATGACGCTTACCATTATAGGAAATTATGCGATAGTTGTATACGTAAAGGTAAAAGACTAAAACCAAAACCTCCTGCATGGTTTAAATCTGGTTATAGAAAAAAGCCGCATTGTGAAAAATGCGGCTACATTGCAAAGTTTCCCGACAAACAGTTAACAGTGTATCACGTAGATGGAAATTTAAAAAATACGGTATCGGTCAATCTTAAATCTGTTTGTCTAAATTGTAGAGTAGAAATAGCAAATAGTACATTGTCGTGGCGGGAAAGTCCAATTACACCAGATTTTTAAGTTCGTCATATAAATCTTGAATTGATCCATTGTTTTCGATTATGCGGTCAAAATCTGTTGCGGCCCAACTATATTCACTTGCATGAATTTCAGGCCAATCTTGCTTCATAGCCTCTGGATGAAATCTTGCAGTTTTAAACCATTCAGGATCTGGACCGCGAACAATTCTAATTACTCGTCCACCTGCTGATCGAATTGCTGCGATTTCATTGGGGAATCTACAATCACTGATTACCACGTTGTCTTGAGCTTGTCTCAGTTTGTTTTCTAAACTTGCGATCCAAATTGCATCATGAAATCCTTGACGACATACTTCTGTGCCCCAAAGTTGTAGTATTAATCGAGGAGTTAGTTCGGGCATATTTAATCGCTGGCTCCACCACGGGTCTATTTGTTCACGCCATTCTCTGGCGTGTTTTGTGCGACCTTCTAATAGATCACGATCCCAACCAAACACTGCTGCCACCGCGTCTTTTAATGTAGCAGCAAAACTATCTCTACGGAATTCATGAAAATTTACAAGATAATCCGCGGCGGTATCCTTGCCAGCACCGATGAGACCCACAAGCCCGATAATCATTATCTAAAAACCCTTTTTACTGTAATAGCAGAATAAAAATTTTTATACAATATTATTGAAAAAATCAGTAAACAAATCGTCTTGTGTCTTAAAACATTTCATACCTTTTTTAGAATTTTCACTTAAAGTTATAATCCTTAGATTTGTCCAATGTCCAATGATGTAAGGAGGGATATTATCTATAAATCCTTGCTGTATACTAAAAATATGATCTAAAGCATTTTTTGATCTATCGATCCTTAATGGATTTATCTTATCAAAGTGATTTTTCCAACTTTGTTCTGTGAAATACCAAACTGAATCATAATACAGTTTACGCAAACTTCTCAAATGTTTAGGCGTTGCACCTTTTTCTATTTTTAATTTAGAGATTTTATTGCGCACGCTTAAGGATTTTGCAGGATTGTCAACTCCATATTTCTTCATCCATGTGATTTTGGATTTATTATAAATTGTTTTAGAATCACGTTTAGATCTATCAATTGTAATTCGTCCCGACGTTAAACCTGTAGAAAATTTTTCATTCGCCAATTTAGATTTTTCTTGATCCTTTTTCCTCCAATGATTTCCATTTGATAAAACTTTACTGAGTACATTGCCTATGTCCCTGTTTTTTGCATCAACGGAGGAATATTTGTCATATTTTTTCTCTCGCCATTTTAAAAACTCCTTTGTAACAGGGCAAACGGGTCGTTTATAGATATCATTTAGAATGTGCCAAACCCTTTGTTTTGGTGCAGCATCATCAGGTAAAAAAGAAGTAAGTTGTAATATTTCATCCCAAATCTTTGGATGCGTTTTATACAAATACCTAGTAGCAGATTTATTGTAAGAATGGTCGTTAGATATAATTTCTAATAGTATTTCTTTCATACTATTATTTATTACGCTGACGTGGGATATCGGTTTAGCCTATGCACCATGTTAACGGTTGACTGCCATCAACATAATTTTTCAGATCTTCTTCCAATTTTTCCATTTCGGCTTGTGCTTCTTGCAGTAATGCCGTACCATTCAATTGCGTTCCAGCTTGCGGGCCTGCAATACTTGCAAATTTGCCACGTGCCTGTCCTAATATGCTTTTACAAAATGCTAACGCATATTCCTGTAACCAAGGATAAACTTGAGGGTCACTTAGTAACATACTGTCCGGTTTATAATTAAAAATCCAAAGCAGTACGCTTTCGGTATTATTAAGTCCGTCAACTTCAGGACTCCAAATTTGTGTTTGACTTAAACCGAATCCTGTCACACTTGCTGCACCCAACGACTGGGTTGCTTGTAGTGTAATTACCGTATTAGTGTTATTAACAGACACCACAGTATATTGACCACTATATCCACTAACTGGACAATTTTGAATATACAAACTATTTCCCGCTGCTATTACTACAGGCTGTCCCAATGTAATAGTAATGGTGCTACCAATTGCTGTTCCCGAAGCGGTTAAGCTATTAATGGTAAAATACGTGTGTCCATATTCGGGCATTTTTCTTACAAGAGTAAGTTTTTTAGTTACACGATTCCATGTGTAGTTCATATACCCACCAAACATGGTCATAGCCAGTTCTTGATATTGAGTGAACAATTCGTAGTTTAATAATCCGCCAACTCTACCAGCCACTAACATATAAGTGTTTAAATATCCCGAAGCGAAAGGTTCAAATTGACTGGCTGTTGTGCCTGTGGTGCTACCTATACCTCTACGAAAAATTTGTCTAACTTCCATAATATAATTCGGAAGAATATATTCTTGCACTTCGGGCAACAGATCTAAAAACGCATAACTTTCCTCGACTGCGTTTTGTGCTTTTTGTCTATATTTTGTTAATGCTTGCTTAATTGCAAGTTCATAATGCTCTTTGTCCAATTCAACATCAACAATTTGGTCACCTAATCGTAACCTAATATAGTCTATCATTTCATTGCGCAGTTGGTTCAGCGTTTGGATATTTCCTGCTGCTGCAATTGCACTGTCCTGACTAATAGGGCCAGGCCCCCCAAGATTATAAGTTCTCAGACTTAGATCATTTTGTAAATTGGGTTGAATGGTGACGTTTGCTGTAGTCATAAAAAAGTCCTGTTAACCATATTTAGCTAACAGGATCGAGTTTAAGCAACCTTTAGTAACACAATGTCTGTGCTGATTCTGCCATTAAGTTTTGTTTCAGTTGCTTTAATGTCGTCCAAAAACTTACGCAAAACAATTTTCCCAGCTTTGGAAAACTCTCTAAGTTTTTCTTCGGGCTTGCGTAAAGTCTTACTCACACTTCGATCTGTGTCGAAATTTTCAATACTGGTACCTTTGATACTGAGTTGACTATGCCCGGCTGCTACATATTTGCCCAATTTTCTTGTTTTGATATTATAGATCCAAAGTTCATTTGCTCCAACAATTTCCGCCGGATTAACGCTGACTAATTTAAGTTCTTTAAACTCTTTGGCGTATTTTAGTTTTGAAACTAACTTCTCTTTGGTGGGTGCTTTTTTGACTCGGGCTTTTTTAGTAGCTTGTTTAACTTTACGATATTCATCCACTGCCAACAGCATTAAATCTAGCCATGCAATGATTCTTTTGAAATCTGCTACTTTGTAGTGTTTATACGCTTCAGTTAACTGTGCATCTTTTTTAGATTGCGCAAGCTCTAGTTCAAATTTTCTTGCAACAAACAGATCTTGATATTTAGGCAATTGTGCCTGTATTACCTTATTTGCAGTTAGAAAATCATAAGGCTTAAAATTTACTTTTTTGTTTTTG